CCTTCCCACAGGCCTTGTCCCCAGGGTCTCAATAGTGAGTTTTGGAGAGTGTCTTTAAGGGTTGAGATCATCCCTTTGGCCGTCCTGGATTGGTTGTCCATCATTCCGCCGAAGCGCTTATCCATGCCTCGTAGCAATGCATCGATAACCTTTGCCGCTTCTATGCTCTCTCTACCGATGTTTGCTATCTGCTCGCCGGTTAGTCCGAGCTCTTCCTGCAGGATCTGGTTAGCCGGTACGCCGAGTTCCTGGAGCTGCAAGAGCTCTTCTGTCTGTGCTCGCCCTTTGGCCAGCATCTGACCGAGGGCTCTTGTGATTCTGTCTATTCCCTCCGATCCAGCTCCCAGGCCGCTGGCAGTATCACCTATAGTCTTTAGCATATCCAGCACCTTATCGGCTTCAAATCCGAAGGCCATTAGCAGCTTACTGCTGTTGATCAGTTCCGGGAATTCAAACGGTGTTTTATTTGCGAATTCTGACGCTTCCTTCAGGAATTTCTCTGCTTTCTCGGCGCTTTTTAGCATGGTTTCAAATGCAATCTGCGTTTGTTCAAAATCTGCGGCTATTTCCATCGGTTTATAAATACCGGCAAATGCACCGGTAGCGCCGAGTATGGCGCCTTGTATGGATGTCGCGAAATTCCATAAGGCTCTTAATGGCGCCGTGGCCAGGTCGATTACTTTCATCGTAAAGCTAAACGTCTTACCTGCTATGCTGCGTGCTTTTGATGAAACTTTACCGACAATGCTTGACGCCCTATCCAGCGCGTCAAGAACGACCTGATATTTTGTTTTATTCATCTGGTTTAGCCGTTCCTGCGTCCTCTGGTTGGCCTCGTCAAATTTATTTATCTTCCGTGTTGCCTGGGAGACGCCAGGATCTGTCTTATCCTCGACACTAATTGGGATCTCGATCCTGAAAACCTCTGCAGCCATATTGCACCTCCTTTCTTTATTTTCCATAACAATGAACACTGGGTTTTCCCAGTGTTCATTGTTAGCGCCATTGCTATTATTGTTCTTTTCTCATTTTACTTACATTTTGCGACATTCTATCATCCTCCTTGTTTTTCAGCCAGAAGTCTGATAGAATATATTTATCAGCTTCGGCTGTTGGGTGCACTCGCTTTGTTCTTGACGGGACGGCGGGTGCCATTTTTTATTCTTTTTCTTCTCTTAATACCGTTTCCAAGCATTTTCTTACCACTTCGGTTCTTGTCATATTGTTCTTTCTGCAATATTCCTTTAATCGATTGTTCATTTCTTCATCGATCCTTGCTTTAACCTCAATGGTTTTAGGCTTATCTAACTTCGGTCTTCCGGTGCGTGGACTCACTTCATCACCTCACTTTCTGTGCCACAATTAAATTATTGTGCCACAGAAAGTCAAGAGGTTATTCGTCTGTTTCTGAATTATTTTCTTCCTCAAGCTGCACGCGCATAGAGGCTAACATGAAAGCTCTCACTCCTGGCGGTTTGGCCATAACCTCGTCCGGAGGAATGCCCATCCGCTGGAATATGTGATGGAGTAAAGTGGCCATTCCTCCGGCTTTTATTAGTTTTTTGCTGTTTCCTCCGCAGTGACTGAATAACCGCTGATTTTGTCGATAAGTTCAAGCACAGCGTCCTTCTCTCCGGCGAGCAGGGTCTTGTCTATAAGGTCCACACCATTGAGCACATTTAAGGCTTTCCATGCGCTCTTGTTGTCCCAGATCTTTGCCCTGTCTTCCTCTATGGTTGCCTGGTAAATCAAGGCACTTCTGTATCTTACAGTGTCGGTGTATTCAGGGAATTTAATGCCAAGTTGCTTGTTTCTGACGTATTTCGTGTACTTCTCTTTGCAGTTCTGGTACTCTTCCTCGGTCAATGGGCGGATGCGGAATTTAAAGAGAACCACGCCGTTTCTTGCGATCTCGATGGTTTGAATATTGTCTTCCTCGGCCTTGAAGTTTGCGGCCGCCAACAAGCCTTTGAGGATATCGTCCTCGTATGCCCTTAACTGGCCTTTGTTCTCCTCTTCAGTAAGCTCGATCTCTTCGATTTTGGCTTTTTCGATTTTATCGTTTGCCATGATTTCATAACCTCCTTAAATTAAAAAATTGGCCGCCCTGGTGTGCAGGACGGCCATCAATATTTGGTTATATGCCTGCACGCCTCCATTGCGTATTAGGCTGCGTATTAGGCGGTTAACAAGCTCTGCAATTCCGGAGGATCGTTGACAAAGAGGCTCCAAATTCTCTTGATGGTGTCTCCCACGGAAAGGTTCTGCAGATCTATAGTGCCGCTTGGTACGCACTGTCTGTAAATCATGCGCTGTTCGCTTCCGTTGCGTCCCTTCACCACGCCCTGGAAATTCCAAGCCGGCATTACTCCGGTCTTCATTCCTTCGAACAGCTCCTGGATGAAGCGCTCGTCTGCGATTACTACTTCTGTGAAGGTTAGGGTCACGCCGTAGGCCTGGAACACTTCATGCTCTTGTGCGTCTCCCAGCGGCTGATATTTAGCATTTGTCACATTGACCTGGGTCTGGAATGTTTCAACGGTGGCCAGCATGACGCCCTCGTCGTTATAAAGTGCGCCATCTTTCCCGGTCAATACTTTCCTGGCGTCAATCGGTGCTCTGTTATTTAACATGCCTTATCCTCCTTCCTTAAGATTCAGGCGAAAATCTGAACTTGAAGGTCAGATATGCCTTTTCTATGCTGTCGATGTCGTCAACAGCAATTACAAACCATGCGCTGTCTCCTGCAGGTGGATTGAGCGGATCCTCGTAAACGGTACCGTCCAGGAGTTTCTTCTCGCCGATCATGGCGTTAACTACTCCCTGGGCCGCAGCTATGAATGTTGCTCTTCCGTCACTGTCGTTGTTTATCTTGCCGATCAGTGGATCGGTGGTTGCTACGATCCTTTCGATGAGCTCAAACCTGGTCTTGGTCCTGCGGATTTTCTTCCAGCCTTCATCCTGGTTGCCGCTTGGTGTTACCAGGGTGTTGATGGCGCTCTCTATCCAGATCTGGTCGCTTGCGTTAACTGTGAGAACGAGGCAGCCTTTTTGCAGTGCCTTCTCAATCTGGCTATTTGTCAGCGGCTCTGCAAGAGAAACAAATCCGTTTATCACGGTATGGGTCAGGCTGGTGTTGGAAGCTACGGCTGCTATCATACCTCCGATCCTGGCCGCCAGCTTATATCCGTCGTAAAGGTTCCCGCTGGCGTCGTATGCCGGGTTCAAGACGTAGGCCATTTTCTCATCGTTGAATGCTGCAGCATGGTTCATCCTGGTGTCGAGGTCCACATTCTTTGTCTCTGCTATACAGGCCATCGGTGTGGCTCCGGCGAGGTAGATCCTCTGGATGAAAGACCGAACCAGCGCATGAACTGCTGTATCTTCGGTGTCTACGCACAGCACGTTCCACTTTCCTGCTTCCAGAACATTAAGCGCTGCGCTGTATTCGGCATTGGCTACTGTCGGGTTGGTTCCTGCTGTCATGGCCGCCTGTGCTACTGTTGCCAGCACCTTGTTTCCGTCGGGGAGCTTCTCTGCTGTGAAGTTCTTACTGTTTGCGAATGCTGCCACGAGAGCTGCAGGTTCCCCTTCTCCGTCTGTTCCCTTTGTGAATTCCACTTTTTCAAATTCGGTAGTTCCTGAATAGATAATGCATTCTCGCTTATCGTCATTTATCAGGCTATCTCTAATCGTCACATTAAATGGACGGTCGCCGACGTACTTTGCGGTGATCTTCACTGCATTAGCTGAAGCATCATCCTTTAATGTGATTGTTGCGGCTGTGCCTCCAGCGCCTGCTCTTACCGCTTTTACCTTGCTGCAGCCTCCATTGAACATCTCCGTGATTGCGTCCACGGTGAGCGCTGTTCCAAAGGTGGAAACTGCCGCGCTGGGGCTGTCAAGTTCTACAAGCTTGTTGAGCGGTCCCCAGTTTGCCCTGATAACTACTGCGCCTATACCGTTTACGGCTCCGGCCGGTGCTACTCCGCTGGCATTCTCGTATCTGGTATAGACGCCAGGGCGGACTTTCTTTTCACCTATTGTGAAAACTCCTGCCATGTTACTTGACCTCCTTCGTCATGAAATCTTTTACTATTTTTGCTGCCTGTGTTTTTGTGGCTTTTGTGATGCCCGCCACGCGG